GTTAGCATACAGGACCGCGTTAAACTTCGTCGTCAGGTTCTGCGAGATCAGCAGCGCAATAGTCTCTTCCTTGTAACCGCGGAACGGGTTAAGTGAGTTTTTTATGCGTATCACCTTTAGATCATACGGCTGATCGGCGTAAAGTTTCTCATTGATGTCATCCTCGATCTTGGCAATAGTTGAAGTGGAGGCGTTGGCATCCTTCGCCGCCTGGAGTTCGCGCATCATCTCGGTCATCGACTTAAATTTAAAGTCTTCGGGGTATTCATGCTCAATCTCTATTCCCTTTGCGTTGTCGGTATAAGTAGCGATATCGGCAACAACAAACTTCCACAGCGTCGACAGCGACCGCGCAAAGGGCCGCAGTGTATCGTTAAGGTTATCGATCTCCAACACCTTCTCCGTAGCCGTGGCCGCGACCTCGTTCTTGTCGAGCAGCTCCTTGTTGAACATCATCAGGTAAACATTCGCCCGAAGCTCGTTGATGTAATCCTTCTGAAAGGTCAGCAGATCAATCGGCGGTGACTTGTAAACAAGCATATTTTCGAGATCGATCATCTCCTCTTTGTTGCGCGGTAGATGCAGCGTGATAACATCCATCGTTGAGTTATGCAGCGGCTCACGCCCCGTGCCCTTGCAGTAACCGCACATCTTGCCGTCCTTCAGTATCCCCGACCCTCCGCACTCGTTGCACGAGGTGACATATTCAAACCGCTGCGGGAAGGCGGTCATGGCGGTCGAGAGGTCAAGCTCCGAGTCGATCTTCAGCGTCTTGTTAAGATACGGGATGACATCGTGGAATACGGAAACGAAAGTCCGCCCCTGCGTCTCGGCATCACGCTTATATCCCATGCGGCGCGCGGGAACTTTCGTATTCTTCGGCGCAAAGTATTCAACCGTGTAATATTTCTTTTCGATCTCGACCGTTTCTCCTTCGCCTGGCCCTTCTGCCTGGGTGAATGTTATTGTATCCTGTCCGAGATAGATAGTGTACTTGTATCCTTCGGTGTCAATGCTGTTTACCTTGTACTTTATCGGCAGCCGCACGATGAGGTATAACAGTATGTTGTTTTTAATCTCGTACATCACGCACTGCTCCGAGGTGGCGATGAAGGGATACGGTCGGGCCTTCTCCTTGCGCGGGTCAAAGCGGTCAAACTCGGTGATCAGAAAAGCATTCGGGTCGATGTAGTTGTAATCCACGTAAGCGTATTCGAGAAACTTCTCCAGCGAAGCATCGCCCCAGTAACCCTCAATAAACTTCTCAAACTCATCCTTGCGCGCCTCGTCGTTACCGCCCCACGATATGTCGCGCTTCTTCGGCTTGGTGCGCACCGTCTTCTGAAATGGCATCTTTGTCGATGCCAGCGTCGGCGGTATGATGGAGTTGGTTATTGTCTTGCGCATCTCAAACTCCTCTTCAGTCTCGCGCTTGACGATGCGCCTTAAAAGATCGCTGATACCGTCGCCTGATACCATTTTGTAATATTCATCTGCTAACTTTGTAACCCGCTCGTAATCCCGGTGCTTTAAATTGCCCTTGATTACCTCTGTCAGTTTTAAAAGTCCTTCCTCTTTAGTCATCTTAATTTTATTTATGCTTCATAGTAGTTATTAAATGCTTCAACTATCAGATAGTCAAGCCCATCCGAGAGGTGACAATACTTCTGATATCTGTCGCCCGTCACCTTGTCAGTCACGATATGCTTATCCTTGCCCCCGTCGATGGCCTGCTTAACGTACATCATGTCGGCGATCATCTTTTTACAGTTCTCGTCAATCCTTATTCTTATCGGCAGTTTATTCTCGAAGATCCTGTTAATGAAGTCGCGGCGTTTAACCAGCGGTGGATTCTTTGTCACGGTGCGGTCAGACTTGGCAGCCAGGTAGCGGCGCAGCTTAAACTCAATGATCTCGTAGTGATGCCGGAAGTCCTTGTTCATCGTCGAACGCGCACGCCCCGAAGCATCACCGTAATAGAATAGTCCTGCCTTATGTTTCGGGTAACGCATCGCCAGCTCGTCACATACCTCCTCGGTTGAGTTGCGCGGGTTCTCCAGTGCTATCTCGTCAATGCAATATGCCCACCAAATATCATCTTTCTGTTCAAACTGCCATACTGAGCATGAGTTATACGGCACGGAGTTCTGGTCGAATGACACATGAAGCGGGCGGTCAGGGTCGTACTTTAGGTTGTCAACGTGCTCGATACGGTTGAAAGATGAATAAAACTCTCCCCCGGTGGTGGCGAAAGGATTACCAAAGACAAGTGCCCGCCCGCGTTCCTCGGAGTTATTAGCCAGGATTGTATTGATGTAATTCTCTCCGACGTTATGCACGTTATGATAAGCCGACGAGATGACTACTTTTTTATTATTGTATTCCTTCTCGAAGAATGTTGTCTCGGAATATATTTTAGCACTGATCTCGTCAATATGCTTATCCAGCTCGAACATCTCAGCCAGCCAGTCAGACTTTGCCGGTGATGTTAAACAATAAAGCGGATTGAACTGCTGCTCGCGTGTTCCTTCGGTTGAGAGTTTATTGCCCGTCTTATATATCCCCGGCTGACGCAGTCGCGTTATTATCACTTCCTTTACTGCTTCTTCAGCTGTGTCTTTTGTCTCGTCCAGAAGACACCACGCAAACTCTTTTCCGGAATGTGCGAAGTAATTATCAAGTGATCCGGTAAAGATCAATCCACCGTTACAGAATGATATGATGTTATTGAAGCGATCAAAGTTGCGCTTACACTTTGTCCAGTGCGACGGCGGCTCTTTGCCGGAGGTATAAAGCCCCGAAGGGTTGTCACGATTCCATTCGGTAATTCCTATCGATGCCCAGTATTCACGTATGCGAAACAGGGTCGAAGAATTAAGCTGGTCGAAGGTATTGGCAAAGATTGCCCCGCGCGCGTCGGGGAACTTCGTGATGAAGTTTATCGAAAGAACACCGCCTAAGAAAGTTTTTCCACTTCCAGTTCCTGCCAGAAACAAGTTTATCCCGGCGGTGCTTTGCAGTATCGACATCTGAGGCCGCGACAATATCTGCGTGACCTCACTCATTGGTTTTTATTATGATATCGGGGAGCGAGGGAAGATTAATGTTATGGTCAATCTCCGACTTCATCTTAATATTCCAGTCGTCAAACTTGCGTTCAAGTATCCACGCATAACGTTGCCATTGCTTGTCGTCTTTAGCGAGTAATTCAAGCAGTCGTTTCTTTTCCTTGAATAAAGCCTTTTTTATAAGACGTACAAATTGAGGGAATAATATGTTCGTTTCTGTATTTAATCCGCGTTTCCACTTGCTGAACGCTTCATAAGTAAAACGTTGCTCTTCAGGCAGTAATTCATTTATCTGCTCAACCAATTCTTCATCGGTAGCAAATAATATATTCTCATTGATGACCGTTTCAATAGCCTCAATCACATTCTTTGTCATCTTTGAAGGTCTGCCTGCCATTTCACAAATTTATACATTAATTCGTGATAAATGTTTCATGCCAGGTCACTATCGTCCGAGAAAGGATAGTCAACCGTGCCTATCGAGCCGACCGGCATCATCTTCGAAAGTATGCCGTAAATCTCTTCGTAGAATTTATCAACTTCATATTCAACACATAAGCCCATAATGTCATCGCGCGTTGATACATAATTCTCGTTGTATCGCCGCAGGATCTCCTGCAAAACGTAATGAATGCTTTTTATCTCATCCATGATTTACGATTGTTGCGCCTTCGACGCGAATATCGTCAAGGCTGAGTTTATTACTCCCGATCAGTGTTGTCGGCATGGGGAAGTCGTTAGTGCGGTATTCACGCCAGTACTTGAAGTAATGTCCTAAATCCATAACTTCGGCATCATGTATGACCATGTAATCACAATGATATCTCAATTTATTTATTGCCCATATGCGCTGATCCCATGTTGAGAGATCGACAAGCACAACCGCCCACTCGCGCCCGTATCGCTCGAACAGGTCATCGGCTAACAGCACAAACTCATGCCTGTCGCTTGCGAGGTGCTTATACTTATCAATCCACGGCTGGTTATCGTCAACCGTCAGTATCTTGCGCTCCGGTGCAAGCGAGTGTATCAGCTCGGTTGAATAATCTCCGGCCCCCAGCTCAAGTATCGCCCCCGCGCTGCGCTGTATGGCTTCAATCAATACGGGCTGATGTGTTGCTATTGGGTTCATGCAGTGTAGCATTTATATTCTCTGTCGTGTATGATATTTATATGTTTGATGGGGAGATTAAGGCTCATAAGATAAAAGCCCCACATACGCTCTGTTATGAAGCAGTAGGCGTTAGCTGTCTTTGACCAAACATGAGAAGATAAGACGGTCTCATTTAATATTCCTGTAAAATCATCTGAATACTTATTAA